GAAGCTGATGTCGAAGCTCGTATGCAGGAATTACTTGAAGAAGGACGATTAGTTGATACTAGTAAGAAGAAGACAATTCATTAGTGTACCTCTTCCCTCGAAGATACTCTATTATTATATCATACTTCTTCTGATTTGTAAACCTTTATTTTGATTATTTTCAATATAAATTAAAGGTTTACTTTTAGTATAAACTATGGTATAATGTACTATATCAAATTAAATTATGGAGATATATAGAAATGGCTAAAGCCAAAACAGAAAAAAACAAAGCTCACTATATTAACAATAAAGAATTTTCACTCGCAGTAGTAGAATATGTTAAAACCGTGACAGCAGCTAGAGAGAAAAACAAACCAACCCCAGTAGTTACAGATTACATCGCACGATGTTTTATAAAAATTAGTGAAGGATTATCCCACAGACCAAACTTTGTTAGGTATACCTATAGAGAAGAAATGGTTATGGATGCAGTAGAAAACTGTTTAAGAGCAATTAACAATTACAATATTGATACAGCTACAAGAACTGGTAATCCAAATGCATTTAGTTATTTTACACAGATTTGCTTTTATGCATTTATACGTAGAATTACCAAAGAAAAGAAACAGCAGGAGATTAAGTTTAAGTTCATCGAAAAGATGGGTATAGAAGACTTTATTGAAATGGGAATGGATGGCACGGTGGCACAAGAAACCCAGAACTACGTAGATACTTTAAAGCAAAGAATTGGTGTGATCAGACAAAAAGATGATGCAGTAAAAGAATTTGCTAAAAAAGAAAAGAAAGAAAAGAAATTAGAATTGTTCATGGGATAATAATATGAAGAAGATGTCAACTAAACAAAAGATCTCCCATAATAGGGTCACAGCAAAAAGACGTAAGAGTTATATGAAACGAAGAGAGCATGTTGCTATATTAAAATCAGCACATAAAAAAGCAAACGAAATATCTAGGCAATTAGAAAAGATTAGATATAACCAACATAAATCAGCATGAAAGTAGCTATATTAAATGATACCCACTGCGGTGTCAGGAATTCAAGTGATATATTTTTAAATTATCAAGGTCAATTTTACAGAGATATATTCTTTCCGTATTTAGAAGAACACGGTATTAAGAATATACTTCACTTAGGTGATTACTACGAGCATAGAAAGTTTGTTAACTTTAAAGCTTTAAATCAAAACAGAAAAGACTTCTTAGAACCTATGCGTGATGCAGGTATTACTATGGATATTATTCCTGGTAATCACGATGTATACTTTAAGAATACCAATGAGCTATGCTCTCTCAAAGAGCTTCTAGGCTACTTTACATCTAACGTTAACATTATCATGAAGCCAACAGTAATAGATTACGATGGTTTGGGCGTAGCAGTTATCCCTTGGATTAATAATGCTAACTATGAAGAATACACTAAATGGGCTATGAACTGCAAAGCTCCAATCCTTGGTGCTCATCTAGAGTTAAAGGGATTTGAAATGATGGCTGGTATGCCAAACCCACATGGTATGAATGCAGATATATTTGGAAATTATGAAATGGTCCTATCTGGGCACTTCCATACCAAATCATCACAGAACAATGTACATTATTTAGGGTCACAATTCGAGATGACCTGGGCAGATGTGGATGATCCAAAATACTTTCACATATTAGATACCGAGACCCGCGAGCTCACGCCCGTGCGTAACCCTATTACTATGTTTAAAAAGATTGTATATGACGATAAGAAAACTGATTATAGCGATGTAGATGTTAGCGAATATGAAAAGCATTTCCTAAAGCTAATCGTTCTTAATAAAAATGATCTTTATATGTTTGATAAATATATAGATAAGTTACAAAGCATTGAAACATTTGAGCTAAAGATAGCAGAATCGTTTGAAGAGTATTTGGGAGAAAGCGTCGAAGACGAGAAAATATCCCTCGAAGATACAACACAACTTCTCGATACTTATGTTGATGCAGTAGAAACAGATCTAGATAAAGATCACATTAAAGTTGAGCTAAGAAAGCTTTATACTGAGGCACAAAATCTCGAGATATTATGATACATTTTAAATCTTGTAAGTGGGAGAATTTTCTTTCCACAGGCAATGACCCGATTACGATCTTATTAGATAGATCCCCAACAACCCTAATAGTAGGACAAAATGGAGCAGGTAAATCTACTTTACTAGATGCTTTATCTTTTGCTTTATTTAATAAACCCCATAGGGATATAAACAAAAACCAGCTAATCAATTCTATTAATGGAAAGAAAACCTTAGTAGAAGTAGAGTTCGATGTTGGTTCTTCCAATTTTAAAATTGTGCGAGGCATTAAACCTGCACGCTTTGAGATATGGCAAAATGGTAATATGATTAACCAATCATCGAATGCCAGAGATTACCAAAAGTTCTTAGAACAAAACATATTAAAACTTAATCATAAATCATTCCACCAAGTGGTTGTATTAGGATCAAGTTCTTTTATTCCCTTTATGCAATTACCTGCCTGGTCCCGTAGATCTGTCATAGAAGACCTATTGGATATTAATATATTCTCTAAGATGAATACCTTATTAAAAGAACGTAACTCCAAAATTAAAGACGAGTTAGTTGATATTAACCATAGGATAGATTTACTTAAGACAAAGATAACAGGACAAAATAAGTACATTAAAGATCTGCAATCCTTGAACCAGGACCAGATTGATAACAAGAAAGATTCAATAGAAGTTCACAAGACAGATATTAAAGCTACCTTCGAGGAAAGCAAAAAGCTCGGTGAGAATTTAGAGACCTTATTAAAAGAGGAGGATAAACGGTATAGAACCAACAACGAAGAATTATCTACTTTTAAGTCCCTAGACCTCCAGCATGCATCAGGTATTAAAGACCTAGTAAAAGAATCTAGGTTCTACGAAGATAACGATCACTGCCCTACATGTGATCAAGACATAGGTATAGAGAAAAAGTCCGAAAAGCAATCCCAAATTAAAACAAAAGCTGCACAGATCCAATCCGATAAGACTATGTTAGCTAAACAAATACAAGATGCACAGGCAGAACTACAGGATATCCAGAATAAAACTAATCAATTAAGACAGAAGCAACAAAAGATTAATTCTAATAATGATAAGATTACTTTACTCCAGAAAGAGATAGATAAGATACAAAAAGAAATCGGTCAGCTAACTAGCGCAACCGGCGATGTATCAAAAGCTAAACAAGAGCTAAATAACAGTAGGAAATCTAAAGAAGATATAACCGAAAAGAAATTAGAGTATGTAGAAGAAAGGACATACAATGAAGTCATAGGAGAAATGCTTAAAGATACGGGTATTAAGACTAAGGTCATTAAGCAATACCTTCCTGTTATGAATAGGTTAATTAATCAATACCTACAGATATTAGATTTCTTCGTGGCATTCCACTTAGACGAAAACTTTAATGAAACAATTAGATCTAGGCATAGAGATAGCTTTAACTATAGTTCTTTCTCTGAAGGCGAGAAACAAAGAATTGATTTAAGTTTACTCTTTACTTGGAGACAAATTGCTAAGTTAAAGAACAGCGCAGCTACCAATCTATTAGTCCTCGATGAAACATTCGATAGTTCATTAGACGCAGATGGGGTAGAAAGCTTAACCAAGATTCTTGGAACTTTAGAAGAAGGATCAAATGTATTCATTATTTCCCATAAGGGTGATATCCTCGAGAACAAGTTCAGATCTAAGATAGAATTCTTCAAAGAAAAGAATTTTTCAAAGATAAAGTAACGTTTCGTCACAGCCACGTCACAAACACGTGAATTTTTGCAAAAAGATGAAAATAGTTGTTTACATCCACCTTGAACTACGGTATAATGGTACCTATAAACAAAAAATATAAGGAGTTTTTATGTTACAAAGTTCACTACTACCCAAATTACTAGCTAAGGAAGATATTACTATACGTCATGGTAATTATCATACTGCTTGGTTTGATGTAAAAAATAGGGTCTTAGGATTACCTAATTGGAAAGATATGGGTAAAGATGTTTATGATCTATTATGTGGTCATGAAGTTGGACACGCATTATTTACTCCTGAATCAGGATGGCATGATAGCCCAGAAAAATTAGCAGGAGCTCCTAGATCATACCTTAATGTTATAGAAGATGCTCGAATCGAAAGAGATATTAGATCTGCATATCCTGGTTTAATAGCAGCAATGCAAAGAGGATATAACGAATTACTTAAAAGAGAATTCTTCGGTGATATCCACAATTTAGAATGGGACCAAGTTAAGCTTATCGATAAAATTAACCTCAAGACAAAATTAGGTTCTAAGTTAGACG